ACGGCATACGAGATCTAGTACGGTCTCGTGGGCTCGGAGATGTGTATAAGAGACAGGCATTAATGAGCGTACAAGTAATAGATTTTTATCTTGATTGGGTCAATAATTACCTGACTATAGAAAAAATAGCAGAGCATCACGGACTAGACGTAGACGATGCTAGAGCATTAATTACTATGGGGCGATTTATGCACCATAGACATATTGAGGATGCGGCATAATGAAAACTAAAGGCGAAGTGATTAGATTTAAACTGGAGTTTATGGCGCTGATGTTAGCATCAGGACGCACAGAACACGCAGAGGACGTATTGCAGCAGGCGCTAGATTTATGTGATACAATCACGGAACAAATGCCAAAGGAGGCGGAGTAATGAGCAAATGGGATGACTGGGTGGAGATAAGTACCACCAGAACAGCACTTCACAATGGCGATGCCCCTGAGTTTTTTCAACGGGCAGGTGATTGGATAGATGAGCTACAGGCACAGCTGGATAATATGGTCAGCTCTGATAATCTATTTAATGAGGTCAAAACTCAGGTGCTACAGGATTTGATTCGCAGTCTGGACGATGACCGGGCAGCTGCGTTGCAGTTAATGGTAGAGCGAGGGCCAGACCAATGATTAACCACCCAGACACTTTATTGGAGGCAGCACTTGCAGCTATAGTTATGGACGTACAAACAAACGATTTCACAGCGATTGAGGAACTGCTGACGTTTATACACCCAAACATTTTGGAGGGTTATCTCCCTGAGCCGAAGGAGCGAGGGTCAGATCATGAATGACTTGTACTGGTACGCCAAGTGGTGTACAATCGGTTTCACTGTGGGTTTCTTTATAGGCTACGGGGTGACATCGTGGATAATATCATAGCGGAGGTGGTGGGCTGGTCTACACTGACAGCCCTTGTGATAGCCGTACACAAGGGTGTATTTTGGCTAATGACTAACAACATATTGGAGTATTTTATATGAAAAATAATGAGTATCATGGCGACGAGCATCTATTGGATGACGATGAGTATCCACCCATGCAACAGTGGGAGATTGACGAGGCACTGGCGGATATAATAGGCGATGACAAATGGCTGGAAAAACAACAGGCGAAAACCAATGATAATATTTAACAGAGTGTTAAGCGTAGAGTACAGACTGGGTGTAGGTTTTGATCTTGAATTTCCAGACAGTCGCCCGGTTTGGGTCTACAATACAAACACAGGCAACACAGAGACCATGCCATTCCAAGGAGTCATCTTACATCTACCCCTGTGTCTGGTATCATACGGTCGGGTTTATGAGGAGGTTTACGAATGAGTAGAATCAAAGAGGAGATGATGGGCTATGAGTACACCCAGAACGATTGGATTGAGCCACAGGCGCACGTTATGGTCGATGAGCTGGTAGAGTATCAGGTGTACTGCATGACGCTCTCAGAGCTAACACAGAGGGTCACAAAGCAGATGCGTGATGAGTACTATAGCAATCCCTATGACGATATGACTAGACAATACAGAGAGGCATTCCCAGATGAGTAGATGCAAAGCGTGTGACGTTATCCTGAACGAATATGAACTAAAGAAGGTAGACAAGGAGACCGGGATACATTTAGACCTGTGTAATATCTGCCTGTCTCATAGCGATGAGGCCATGTATGACAGCATAGGGCAATTAAGTGAGAAAGAGTTTGACGTTCTCTTAAATACTTGATATAATACTCAGGTAGTAAGGGATAAATTAATTATTAATCATTAAAGTATTAACCAAACGATCCTTAGGGGTCATAACATAGAGGTAGTAACCATGGCAGTATTAGAAGGCTTAGTAGCATTTGAAAACCTAGACGAGCATGAGATGTATCAGGGTCAGTCCACCGGGAAGTTCTCTCTGGTTCTCAGCTTGGATGAACCAACAGCGGGCACTCTGTCCGAAGCTGGTGTCAAGCTCCGCGAGTACGAGGGAGTCAAGCAGCGCAAGTTCAGCACCAAGTACGATGTCCCGGTGATGGATGCAGAGGGCAACCCGTTCAAGGGTCGCATTGGTCGAGGCTCTAAGGTGCGTATCATGTACGCAGAAGGCCAGCCACACCCTGTACACGGCACCAGCACGTACCTGAACAAGATCAAGGTACTTGAGGTAGCTGAACAGGAAGGCGGAGAGGACTTCTAGTGGCGGTTGAGTCAACATTCGTCCAACATGAGCCATGCCCTTCGTGTGGCTCATCGGACAATCTGGCTCGCTATAGTGATGGACACGCAGTCTGCTTCTCTGGGGGCTGCAACCATTACGAACACGGCAACGGTCAGATAGGTCAAGCAGCACAACGTAAACCAATGAGGTCATTAGAGATGACAGGTGTCATAGCGGCAATCCCTGATAGACGTATCTCACAGTCAACGTGCCAGCGGTACGGTGTGACAGTGGAGTACGGCACTGACGGACAAATTGTCAAGCATCACTACCCGTACCACAACAAGGACACAGGTGCGGTGACAGGAACCAAGGTGCGGATCACCGAAACTAAATCATTCTATGCAACAGGAGAGTTCAATGAGGCAGGGCTGTTCGGCCAGCAGGCTTTCAAGACGGGCGGTAAGTACATCACGATCACAGAAGGCGAGGCGGACGCACTTGCTGTCAACGAGATGTTCGACGGAAAGTGGCCAGTCGTCTCCATCAGATCAGGTGCAGCCGGAGCAGCCAAAGACATCAAAGCGAACCTAGAGTGGCTTGAGACCTTTGACAATGTGGTGATCTGCTTTGACAACGACAAGGCAGGACAGGAGGCAGCCAAGTCGGTGCTTAATCTGTTCACCCCCAACAAGGCCAAGAATGTCACACTGCCAGCCAAGGATGCAGGCGATATGCTTAAGAGCAATCAGGTGCAGGCGTTTGTTAAGGAGTGGTGGAACGCTAAGACATTTAGACCGGACGGTATTGTCTCAGGTTTAGATACTTGGGATTTACTTCAAGAGAAGAGGGATGTCAAGTCCATACCCTATCCTTGGGACTGCTTGAATGCTTTTACCTACGGCTTTAGACCGCAGGAGTTAGTGACCATCACATCAGGGTCAGGAATGGGTAAGAGCCAGATCATGCGAGAGCTTGAGTATTATCTATTGAAGAACACGGAAGACAACATCGGCATCCTAGCTCTGGAGGAAGACATACCTAAGACTACGTTAGGTATTATGTCTATGGAGGCTAACAAATTACTTCACGTACCAGAGGTACGAGCAGGGGTATCAATAGAGGAAGAGCGTGGTTACTGGGAAAGGACGTTTGGTTTAGATAAGTTACAGTTGTTAGATCATTGGGGTAGCACAAGCGAGGACGATCTGTTAGGCCGTATACGATACATGGCTAAAGGTCTGGACTGCAAGTGGATTATCCTTGATCACCTGAGCATCGTGGTCAGCGATCAGGACAACGGTGACGAGCGTAAGGCTATCGACAGTATTATGACTAACCTCCGCAAGCTGGTTCAGGAGACAGGTGTAGGGCTATTCCTAGTATCACACCTTCGCAGACCCAGCGGTGCCAAGGCACACGAGGACGGTGGTAAGATTAGCTTGGGTGAGCTACGTGGTTCTGCGGCCATCGCACAGCTCAGTGATATTGTGATTGGCTTGGAGCGTGACCAACAACACGTTGACCCTGAGATACGCAACACCACCACGGTACGTGTATTGAAGAATAGGTTTGTAGGTCTGACTGGCCCCGCGTGTTACCTGTACTACGATAAGGAGTCAGGCCGCATGATTGAGACAGCCTGTCCTACAGGAGATAACGCGGAGTTCTAATGCAAATCGTATTCGACATAGAAGCTAACGGCCTTAAGCCTACAAAGGTCTGGGTAATTGTAGCTACGGAACTGGACACCGGTGAGACGCATACGTTCTCAGGTGCTTCGTTACTAGCGTTCAACGACTACATTGCAGGTCTTGGAGAGTGTGAGATCATAGGTCACAACATCATTGACTATGACATCCCTGTCCTTGAGGAGCTGCTGGGTACAGACTTTAGTAAGTGCAAGGTTACTGACACATTAGTCATGTCGAGACTGGCCAACCCTTCACGAGAGGGCGGTCACTCTCTCCGTAACTGGGGTGATAGACTTAATCAATCTAAAGGAGACCATGATGACTGGGATAATTATTCGCAGGATATGGTGGACTATTGCAAGCAAGACGTTAATGTTAATGTGCTGGTGTACAAGAGATTACTTCTTGACCTTGCAGATTTTGGAGCTGAAAGCATTAGCCTTGAACATCAAGTACAAAGCATTGTATCACAGCAAATTAAAACAGGCTGGCTCTTAGATCAAGAGAAAGCATTTGGATTACTAGCAGAACTAAAGGAGAAGAAGAATGACCTTGAAGACGAAGTGCATAAAACTTTCAAACCGTTACCAACATTTGTCAAAGAGATTACCCCCAAGATTAAGAAAGATGGTGCGTATTCGGTTGTTGGGCTTAAATTTCTAGGCGAACAGTGGACTACCGCAGTAGCTCCCTTCAGCCGTCTTGACTACCCAGAGTTTAACCTTGGTTCACGACAGCAGATAGGACGATACCTCCAGTACTTTGGCTGGAAGCCTAAGCAATTTACTGAGACAGGACAAGCCATCGTAGACGAGGCGGTGCTGAGTACAGTGAAAGGAATACCACAGGCTTCCCTGATAGCTGAGTACCTGATGATACAGAAGCGTGTCGCACAGGTGCAGAGCTGGCTAGAGGCAGTCGAGGATGACGGTAGAGTACATGGGTATGTGAACACCAACGGAGCAGTGACAGGACGCATGACGCACTCCAGTCCCAATATGGGGCAGGTACCAGCGGTCTACTCACCCTACGGCAAGCAGTGTCGTGATGTGTGGACGGTACAGGAAGGATACAAGTTAGTTGGTATGGATGCCAGCGGTCTTGAGCTACGTATGTTGGCACACTACATGAACGATGAAGGATACACAAATGAAATACTCAACGGAGATATACACACGGCAAATCAGTTGGCTGCGGGCCTTGACACTAGAGATCAAGCTAAGACTTTCATCTACGCTTTCCTGTATGGGGCCGGAGATGCCAAAATCGGAAGCATCGTTGGTGGAACTAGAAAGGACGGTCAACGACTTAAGGAAAAGTTCCTCGCAAATACGCCAGCTCTTGGAGAGTTACGAACACGAGTTGGAATGGCGGCTACAAGAGGCTATGTTTATGGCTTGGATAAAAGAAGGATCGCCATACGATCAGAACACGCTGCATTGAATAGCTTACTCCAGTCAGCCGGGGCTATCGTTATGAAGAAAGCCTTGTGTTTACTGCATGAATATGCTATACTATGGGGTATAGACTTTAACTTTTTAGGGAACATCCACGATGAAATCCAGACAGAAGTCAGACAGGAGAAGTCAGAGGTTTTCGGAAGACTGGCAGCAAGCTGTGTTGAAGCTGCGGGCCTCCACTACGAACTCAACTGCCCTCTCGCCGGAGATTACAAAGTCGGAACCAGTTGGGCAGATACCCACTGATAAGGAGTGTATCAGCTGCTCAGTACCTTTAACGCAAGACAACTGGTATGAGTCCTTTGTAGCTAAGAAGCATTACAAATGTAAGACATGTTATGACATACGCAGCTGTCTCTTATACACATCTCCGAGCCCACGAGACCGTACTAGATCTCGTATGCCGTCTTCTGCTTGAAAAA